TTCTTCCCAACTGCTACAAATACAGCAGGTGATTTAAGGTTAGGTGGTGGATCTACCTTCGTACAAGCTGTTGAAACAAAACAACAGATACTCGTCTTTACTAACAAAACACTACACGCCATGAAGTTCATAGGTCCACCATTTACGTTTGGTTTGCAAGAATTATCAAAAAACATAACTATTATGAGTCCGTTTTCTGCAATAGCTGTTGAAGATGCAGTATTTTGGATGGGTGTAGATACATTTTATGTGTACTCTGGTGGTCAAACTATACAACTTCCATGCACAGTAAAAGATAAAGTATTTTTAGATTTTAATTTTGCAGAGCGTGATAAAGTA